CCTACGGGAACTGATAATAGTTATATAGAATCGGGGGTACTGAAACATATAGACAGTTGTACAAACACATTCAGCGGTTGTTCAAATATGACGTCTCAACCGAGATGGGATTGTATAGTAGCCGGAGTAAAATTGCCGTCAGCTTATATGCCTCTGTTTTATTATTTTAAGAGAATATTCCAACCATATCAATTCGGTTTCCCGGATGTCGACAGTATATCCAAAAGCGGATGTTTCAGAGGATGTACAAAGATGAATGGTTACGACCAATATATTAGTACTTATCCAGAATGGCTCTAATTTTGTAAATAAAAATTTATAAATATATGGCGCAGATAAATGTTAACAGAAACACTTTCTTAGAAAAAGAAGAAGTGATGAATATGCAGTCTTTCCTACAGAACTCTTTGCTTGGAAAGATTCTTATTGCCGGAAGTTATACATTCGGCATAGTGACAAACAACCCTAAGAAATTTGACCCTGATTTTGTCACAAATGATGATTTTATTGATAATAAAGTTTTTGAAGTTGAAGTAGGAACTCAAGGTGGTACAATCAAGATTCTTCCAGGCATGGCTGTAAATGCGTTAGGTCAAGTTATTAATCTAACAAGTATTTACGATAATCTTACTGTACCATCTGATAGTGTTTATTATTGGTTAAAAGTAGGTTATTCTACTAAAAACTATGAAAATGGACTTGTGAGCATAAATCAAAAAGGAGTTGTAACTGGTACAGTTGATTTTTCTGGTAAAGTAAGAGGTCAATCGGGTAAGACTCCGGTAGCAATCAGATTTATGAAAGATGATGGTTCTCAACCATTGAATAATGGAGTATATGAAATTGTAAACGTGATTGATAATAAAAACTTGGTTTTGACATCTGAATCAGATTTTGTGGCAGAATCAAATCTTCAGGTGATTATTCTTGGTACAATTCCGTTAGGAAAAGTGTTTACAGATAAACAACTTGAAGGTCTCTATACATATGATTATTATACATTCAGTCTTGTTCAAGAAGTGACATTAGAGCAACCACCTACAAAATCTTCGAATGAGTTTTATCTTGCTCGAGTAAGAAACAATAGAGGAACAGTATCAGTTGATAATACAGTCAAATCAGAGTTTTGGTCACTTGCTAATTTTCCGAAATCTAAATCCTAAGAGTTATGCAATTGTTTTACACAGTAAGTTCAGAATATCTCGCAGCTCAATCTAAACCAATGAATTCATTGGGAGGTTATGTATCATCTACAAAAGTTCCTAATGATGTATTCGGTAATTTATTTGATGAATTGAGTCTGAGAACAGTTAAAGATGCTAAGACAGAGTATCGCGCAATTGTATTGAAAAATGAGAGTAATAAAGTTGCTCAGAATGTTCAATTATGGTTTGTTGTTCCTGAGAATACATATTGTTCTTGTAAGATAGGTGCAACACTTTTAAATCAGAATGAAGATGGTTCTCAATACATGGAATCAATACCAAGTATATATAGTGCACCATTCAATACTCAATTGTATGATGCTACAGAAGAAGATAAGGTCACAATCGGTAATATGGAACCTGGACAAATGATTGGTTTATGGATATCGAGAAGTGTTGATAAAGAGAAAGCTATTGAAGATTACAATAACGTTGCTGAACGAGATTTGACGACTCAATCTCGTTATAAGCCGGTAACACATAATAAAGAAGAGACACTAAGTCTTGAAATTTCGTGGGATTGATAATAAATGTTTTGTATCTTTAGGCACGAGAAAGGACGAATTTTCGTCCTTTCTTTTACATCAATAAGATACCAACTTTTTATGACAGAAGAATTTGTAGAAATATTCGAGTATTTGATGCAGAAGGTTTATTCGCCGTATTATCATGTGAAGATGACTTCAAGGAATGTGAATGCGATAAAACGGTTTTTTGAAAATTCAAAAATTGATTCTGTAGATGAAATATGGAAATATTTATTGTTTCAACTTGTTTTATCTATGAATAGATATTCGAGTAGATATTCCGTAACGTTATTGAAATGTATAAGTATAAACGCTATAAAACGATGGAATGAAAGAACTGAAGAAAAGATGTTTCTTGTGTCAAAATTTCAGCGTGTAAGAAGACTTGAAAACCCTCTACAAAATAAAGTTCATCTCTATTCAGAGAGATATCTGAATGAGCAACGAAAAAAGTATTGGAATACACCGAGAGGTTTTATTCATTGTGGAGAATTCAACGGAATATTGTATCACAAGATAAGGTGTTCTGGATGTAGATATAAAGAATCATGTGAAAAGGCATTAGAATTATGACGTATTATAAAAAAATAAAGGAAGAGGTTAGACCGTGTGTTTCTTGTAATGAAAATCATCTGATATATGACAGAAATAAATGGTTATGTAAAGATTGTTATAACAAGAAAAAACAAGAGAAATTAAACAGAAAAACACTTGAGACAAGAAAGAATGATTTAAATGCACTTTTTGAAGAGATATGGTCAAATCGTCCTCATTATTGTTTTCATTGTGGTAAATATCTTGGGTCAGAACCTAAAGCGATTTATTTCAGTCATATTCTTTCGAGAGGTGCACATCCGGCATTGAGATGTGATGAAGAGAATGTTGTATTAGCATGTAGAGATTGT